ATTCCTTCAAAGCCGTTAACTGTTCATCTAATCCAGTCACCGCTCCGTTGTCACCTAATCCCAATTTAGACTTATCTAGCAGACTAGACACGATTCCAGCGTCATGAACCTTACCGCTCAAGTGCATTTCAATAGCATGATCTAACTGCATTGTCTTGAGTTGTTGTTCATGTTCCTTCTGTTGCGTCTTGTACTTGCTGTCCAAGTCTGAGTATTTTTGTTGTAGGTCAGCATTGCCCTCAGCGTCTTTTTTGAGCTGTTTCATGTCCTTATCACGCTCTTTCAACTGGTCTTGCAAGCCTTTGGCATTATCTTCTGCAGCAGACACCTTTGCTTGTAGGTCCTGTGTTGATTTGCCATGTTCAGACATAACTGCTTCAACTTGTTCTTCAGTCAATCCTAACTGTTCCAAAAATTTACGATTCATTTCTTTTCCTCCTGTACGTTTGTTTAACGTGGCAACGACCACGACATCTTGGTAAAGTAAAAAAGCCTTTTAACGCCTTGCCCAGGGCGAAAAGAAAACCGTACGGGATTCCATACGGTTAAGTTTTATAATTCGATTCCTTCGATTTCTGATCGAATTTCTAGCCAGTATAAATACTGACCCATGGCGCACTTTTGATTTTTTAAAACTTCAATTGAGCATTTTGGCTCAAAATCGAGCGTACCAGCTTCGTATTTGATAACCATTTTATGTAATTTTGTATATTTATCCTTAAGCGCATTGTATTCATCGATAAAACGTCTTTGCCAACCTTCCATTTTTGTTTTCCTTTCTTCAATTCACTAATTTATAGTAATTTATAGCAGTCTATTCCTGCCAGTCAAGACGTCGGATCACCTACTTTCTGTTTTTGAAACCTGTTAAAATCGCAAGAATAGTCCCTGCAATTAAAACGAATAACCAAAAGAATACCAACCACCCAAAGGCGATTGATACCCAATCCCAGATAAACATATCTTTACTCCTCTACTTCTTCGTAAGTTTCTGCAAAAATATCAGGCTTGCACGGATAAAATTCACCTTGAACTCCTTTGATAATATAATCCCCTGTTTTTGCGACCATGACCCCCTCAAGTGTTTTAATCTCACACCATGCTGGATTTTTATTCCACTTGCCATTATCGTGAACGATAATCTCATTCCTTGTTACTGCGTCCCAAAACCGATCTTCTTCAATCAAACAACGTTCATTAAGTTGAACTGCCTCAATGACCACTGGTTTTTACGGTATTTCATTTCTCGCTCCTTTCTAAGCATAAGAAAAAGCACTTAGATTCCTCTAGGTGCTTAATAATATAATTGCAACAATGTGTCAAAATCATCTTCGAAAACATTTTGACTATTCTGTTTTATTTGCTCAATGATTTTATCCTTTTTATCTCTGTCCAAAGGGAGTGCTTCAAACGCTTCTTCTTTTACTAAGAATTCACCATTTTCTCCCTGGAATTCTTTTGTAATTTTTCTAATATGAGTCTCGAAATCGATAGATTGAAGTTCTTCGTCGTTGATGTTATCTTCAATCGCATCTAGCAACAAACTAATCGAAATTTTAATCATCTTTAATCACCCCTAACTTACTGCGGTTATAAACAACTGTATACAACCCATCATTATGCATTGCTTTATAACCATCGTAACCATGAAGGATAGCAAAAACATCTGCATTAGAGTCATTTATTCCTACTTGACTCATCAAAAAATAGTAATATTCATATAATTCATTATCATCGTCTAAATTTTTCAACCAAGTATGCTTTTCTTTTTTATAAAGTTCGTCAGTTAAAAATTTAAAATCGGAAGGGTCGTAAAAAGCTTTTATTAGTAGTGGATTTGGTCCTTTATTAGCATATCTCTCAGCAACGAAACGACTTCCGAAATACAAACCGCGCCCATGGGCAGATTTCACTCTACCGCTTAGGTCTAATTTACCGTTTCTGAAATTATCCTTTAAGGTTTTTGACTTTATTTCTCCAGATTTGCTATCACTTACACCACGGTATATGGTCTCTAATCCAACAATATCGTTGTCATTAAGAATATTCGGTTTCCTATCATAGCCAACTCGTTTATATAAAAATCTTATAAATTTAGATTTCTCATCATCGTACGGTTTAGAACGATCGGTCAACTTTTTATTTGCGAATAATTCTAAAATATTTTTACCAGTTTCTTTTTCGTACTCTTCCGAAACTGCCTTCAATCTTTTAGATATGTTTAATATTCTTTCTTTGTCACCTATATTATCCTCCGTTAATGGGTAAAAGTCAAATTTTTTTATATTTCCTTTCGATTTCTCGACGTTCTCCTTTTCTCCGTTTTTCGCAAACAGTTTTTCTTTAACCGCTTCCCCTTCACGCTCCCATCCTGCAAAGATTTCGTCCAGAGAACGTTGCTCAGTGGCTAGTTTTACTGAGCCGTCGTTTTGCAAGATATCAAAGTAAGGACTAGGTTTATCAGACTTGACTGCAGGTCTGATAGTAGAACGGCAACGAACATGAAAAGGCGGTGCGGTTCGACCTGGTTCATATTCTTTAACAGAATGAACCTCGTGATTTTCTAATCTGCAAATCTCACTTGTACGACTGTCTAATACCGCTACGATTTCGTAATGGTCGCCACCCAATTCCTTAATAGTATCTAGTGTTGCAAGGTTATTATAAAAGGTCGTCTCAGTCCTGACAAGCGTATCTGCTCGATGATAGGCAACTCCTGTGCGCTCAGAAAGAGCCCTAGCCATTCTATCAATAGACCAGCCACCTGTTAGGCCTTTATTGATTGTATCGCTGATAGATTTATAAACAACTGCATCGTGTCCCCACACATTTGTTGAGAATGTTTTACCACTCCAGTTACTAGCCATCTTATGCTTAACTGCATCGACACCTAATATTGGTTTCTCTATAATTCCAAAATGAGCCAAGTTCTTAGCTTGATGGATTTTACCTTTGATGTAGACGTCGCTCAGAGCCTCTGTGACCTTGTCATGTATGCCGTCTGGCTTCCCGTATAGTTCAGCCGTTAGACGCTCAATTTCAGCAAGCAAAGCCTCCTTGCGACTGATACGATGGCGGTAGCTCAATGCATCCAACAAAGGTGTCGGTGTGTCAGGATTCAAGGCCATTTCACAGAACCTTTCAAGGGTTAAATGCTTAAATTCTATACGCTCTTTATCTGTCAGATATTGCTTAGCCTCTGCGTGAGTCATTTTATTATCAACTGCATACCTGGCATAGAACTTCTCAATCTCAGAAACCAGCTGGTGTTTATAATCTGCTAAGGATTGACCAATCTGGGCCATATACCTATCAGCAACTATCTGAGCGTTTTGTTCCTGTTGTAAAGCACGCTCAGTCCAATACTCATCTATCTTTTT